CAAATGTTGCAACAACTGTTTTATTTATATTAAGATATGTAACTACAGCATCCGAAGCACCACCTTGAGTAATATTATTAACTATATTAACAGAATCAGATAATAGCACAGGTTTAATATTAGATGATTTTCCTTTATTTGTTTTAATTGAAAACTCTTCAGTTCCTGAAGCTAACTCTAAACCAAAAACTATTTGCGCAGCTCCATAAGCAGTTGTCATGGAAGCCATACTTTTATTTAGTGACTCTGGAATTAAGTATCCATTTAAACTAAGTGTAAAATTAGTTCTAGAAGCTCGATTCTCACCTAAATTATAGGTTGTATTATCAGTAAATGATTCTATTGAACTATAGAACTGGAAGCGGTTAGGATCGCCCCAATATGATCTGGAAGCGAAATTAACATCCTCGATAAGTTTATCCATTTGTTCTACATAATGTGTCCATAAAATACACTCATACTCAACAGTAATATAATCAGGTGTTGCTGATACTACGTACTTACTTTCAGGTGCTCTATTATTTAATATATTAAAGTTACTATAAAAATTTCTTTTTGTATATTTCTTTTTAAATAGCTGCATATTATGCGCCATATTTCCATCTAACTTATTACCTAGACCTCTATTTTGTGTTACACTACCCCTTTTAAACATTAAAAGAGGCGCCATTAATTTTCCATTTTGATCTCTGTAATAACCGTCTTCTTGAACACTTTTCCAATTTTCAGGAGTTCCGTAAATAACTGGGAGGGTTAATTTTGTATTATTTTGAACAACACTTAATTTTAATATATTATTAAAATAATAATAAACAGCTTCATCAATATCTTTTATTCCAATATTGAATTCTTTTTCAGGCTCTGATTTATTGCTTATTTCGTAGGCTCTATTTTCTTCAGGCTGACCTAATTTAGTTGACTCAGAAAAAACCGCATTTGGATTTCCAGATTTTGGATCATACGGCTCAACTAACTTATCCATGAATTCTCGCCTATTAGTAGGTCTAACTATTTGTATTGCCATTATAATCTTTCTTTAACTATACCAAGTTTATCAGGACTTGAATAATGTGTTTCTAATATAATAGAGTAAGAGTCACCAAAATTAACTAAATCAGGACTATAAGAATATTGAGGGTCTTTTCCTAAAATATACTGATTCTCATTAACATTATCTACTTCATAGTAACCTTCATTATACATAATAACATCTCCAACTTCAGGAAATACGTTAGCGTCTTTTAAATGATCTGTAAGAAATCTAAAGGTATTAGATCTTATAGTATCCGGGCCATATTCTGTTCTTTCTTGATTAAAATCTCCTCTTACTATTAAACACGGTATTAATACAGGACCTATAAAATATTTAGACATACTCTCTCCATATATATTGGATTGAGTATCGCCTAATTTATATTTATAATAACCTATTTCTTGGGAAATAATGTCTTCTATTAATTCTCTAGAAAATATTTTAAAGGTATTAATGTCATTTATAGTTCCAAATAAAGCCATAGTATAAATTTATCCGATATAAATAAACATGGGTACTTCATTTAAAGTACTTGAAATAGATTGATTCTCTGATTGTTTTCTTTCTAATTGAGCTTGTCTGCTTAGATCTACTAAATCGCCTCTTAATCTTTCTCTTAATGCGGCTTGAGTATCTTTTCCTTTAGAAATTAAATCAGCGCCATTAAGAGTAACTTCTGAACCAGGAGCAGGTATTTGAGTATACTTACCTCTTACTAAACCTAAAAGTTCAGATGCAAGAGCTAATGTAAATTCATAGATCCACTGTCTTCCTGGTTGGTTTATTTGATTATATGTAACATTTGTATATGGCACATTTGATGGATTTGTTATTAATCCACCTCCATAAGATGGACCGCTAGTACTACTTGTTCCACTTCCATAAGGACTATTACCACTTATACTAGCTAATTCACTTTTCTTCCAATAATCTACATATACTACTATTCCATCTATTTCAGGAAAAGGAAATATAGTTAATTTATTATTTGCTATTCCAAAAGAATATGCAGATCTTCTAACAGTGTTAGACATTTCAATTTCTTGAATTCTTTGAATATCCCAATATACAGGGAATAATACAAAATTTAATCCAGGAGAATAAGAAGCCCAACCAAAATTTTCTGTTGCACCTTGATAGTTTATTGATCCTCCAATATATGGATCATAGTATTGATTAATAGCTGGTTGAGCTTCATAATATATTTTGTTTATTACAACACTATCACCTGGCTCTATTAGACTTCCGCTAAGAGCCCAGGCTTGTAAATCATATATTTGTTTACCAGCAGTTAAATATAAAGGAGCTTTATATACCTCAGAATAACCACCAATGCCAATTTGTGCTCCATAGTTTTCAGCTATAGTTACTATTGCATTAAGATTTGGAACAACTACTGTATTATTTAATACAGATCCAGTTGATCCTCCTTCTAAACTTAAATAGTTATCTTTAATTTTAGATAGATATAATTCTTCTGAATAGACAGATACAGCTTCTTCAAAACACGCATATATGTTTATATCTTGAAGTTCAACTTCCATTACAGGGTATCCTAATTTTCTTGCAACATAGTTTGCTACTTTAGGTCCGTCTGATTGGTATTGACTATCATTATCATAGAAACCAAACGGAGTTGATCCAGAAATTGCTATAGGAGTACCATCATATATCTGTGTTGTTGCCATTAATCGTGTGCTTTATATATTTCAAGAATTTTTTCTACTATTGGATCACGATGATTTGTTTTCAAAGTGACTATACTAAAACCTGGTACCTCTTTAAAATTAGTACATATGAAATTAAAACCACTCATTTTTTTATCTTTTAAATCAATCTGTGCGCCATCACCGCATATAATCATTCTACTACCATTACAAATACGACCTAACATTAATTCCATTTGCCTATGTGTAATGTTTTGTCCTTCATCTACTACAATACAACAATTTGATAAATTTCTACCTCTCATAAATGCTAATGGTATAACTTCTATTTCTCCCTCTAGTATTGCTTTATCTATTTTCTCTTTATTATAAAGCCTATACATATTATCATATATAGCTGCTGTATAAGGAGCTAATTTAGCATCTTTATCTCCTGGAAGATATCCTATCTCTTCACCTGATGTTACTGCAGGCCTTGTTAGGATTATTTTTTCAACTTCACGATGAAATAAAAGATCTAAAGCAACTTGAGCCGCAACTAAAGATTTACCAGAACCTGCTTGACCTCTTAAAACAGTTATTTTATTACTTAATATAACCGCTTTTGCTTGTTTTTGTTCTTCATTTAAATTTACTCCGAACTTAATTGGATTTTTTAAAGACCTCTTTGCAGTTTTTTTTGGATTGTCCATCAGATACCTTTTCAAATAAATATTGAGTTATAGTAAATAAAAAACCCAACCTTACGGGGTTGGGCTTTATTATATATCTAATTGTTATTATTAGATAACGTTGGTATCAGCTACCAATACTAAACCATAGTATTCAGGACGTACCATAGTCATTGCGTAACGAGTCATAATACCTTTTCTTGGAGTGAAGGTATTTGGATCGTACACAAGTGGAGTCATAATCAATGGAACGTATGGAGAGTAAACAGCACCACACTCAAGGAATTGATTACCACGGAATCCTAAAAGGATAGCGTTCTCAACCATGTAAGGGTTTTTGTATACTTTATAACGACTATTTAATTGGCCAATTTTCTGAACACCAAATGCATATTTCATAGTATCTGCTGCACCATCGGTATCAGCTGCAAATCCAGGGATTGATTCAAGGATAGTAGCGATAGTTGGAGAAACAACTAGGAAGTTAGCACCACCACGTAATGTACGTTGGTGAATGATGTTAGATACTTTTTGAAGTTTAATTCCAAGAGTTTGGAACCAACTCATTTGAGTATAATAAACACCAGCAGTGTTTGCAGTAAATCCAGTAGACGCATTTTGGTTAATTTGATTACCAACCTTTGCAGACCAGTACTCAATAGTTGGAGCATTTTGAATTAACATGTCTAATATTTCAAGATCAATCTCAAGAGAGATATGTTCAGAAAGAAGACCAGTCAATTCAGCTTCAGCATCAAGTGAATGATAAGCGTTAAGGTCTTGTGCAAATTCTGGAGTCCATTGTGCTTTTAACTTACGAGTTTTAGCAGAAATGGTTTGGCTCTTCATTTGTACATTGATATCAGGGATAACAATTGAAGTCGCAGACTGATTATTAGGAACTGCAGGAAGTCCTGAACGATCTTCGAAATCACCACGTGAGTTAAAATCAGTAGCTTTATTATAGCTAACGATATAAGGCGCAGTTGTACTACCAGAAAATCCTTTGTTAATAAAGAAGTTGATAAATACACCAGCAGCACTTGAAGATACGGCTGTAAATTGCTGAAGAACATCAGTAACAGCAAAAGTACCAGAACCAGTAGCAATAGTAAAAGCACGAACACCATCAAAATTTAAAGATCCGCTCAATGATGAAGTTGGTACAGTCAATTTAACAATACCATTTGGAGTAGAAGCTGTATAAGCAGCATCGTAATCTACTTCAAACTGAGTTGCAGAAGCTGAAGTTGGACCTACGATAGAAGCAGAGAATTGGTTTAAAGAATAACCAAAACGACCAGCTCCATAAAGACCGCCAGCAGCAGCGTTACCAAAGTTTGCAGTTGCAGTACCATAAATAGAAGTATCAGCAGTAAAAGGTGATTTTGTATTTCCGTATTGGAAATCAAGATAGAACACCAAACCTGCAGGTAAGTTCATTGGTTGAACTGAAACAAACTCTTTAGACGCGATTTGACCAAAGATCTTACGAACTAAAGGTAAAGCTACACCAGCCCATTGTTCGCCGTTACCAGCTGTGAAAGTTGCTTGTGTGCCAGTTCCACCTGTTTGAGAAGATTCGATTACTAATTGTTTAGCTTGATTCTCAAGCATTAACGACATGTTATTTTTGTCGTAATCTTGAAGGCCTTCTAAAAGACCTGATTTTCCCCATTTCTTGCATAATTTCTGAGCAACACCATGTTGATCAGAGAATGCTGTTTGGGCAGATTCGGTTAGTAAAGATTGTACTAAGTTTGCCATTGTTTTATTTATTTTATTTTCTTTTTGAAATACCAGCAAGTGTCTGCCATCTGTTAATAAATGGATCTGCATCCACTATATTACCTTTTGGAGCCATACCTGCGGCTTGTGAAGCAAAACCAATTGATTCTTTAAGTTGAGTTTTCTTAGTTTCACTAAAAGACTCTTTCAAAGTTTCATAAGTGTTCTTAACTTCTGCTACATTACTAGCACGATCAAGAGCGTTGATAACTTTTACTTTTTGAGATTCAGTTAAAGACTTAGATTTAAACAACTTATTCATGTAAAGATACTTAGCATTAAGAAGATTAACTTCTTGAAGATTTTGACGAAGTGTTTCAATAGTAGCTTTAGCTTCTTCAAGTTCACCGTCATCTTCTTCTTTTTTGTGCTTCTTTTCAAACATGTCTTTTTTAGAAGATTGGTTATCAGTTTCTGAAGTTAGTTCAGCTTCATACTGTCCCGCTTTTTCATTACCTTCTTCCATTTCAAGTTCAGCTAGAATTTCATCAAGAGAGATTTCAGATTCGGCTTCTGCATCGTTGGCTTCTGCATCAGAAACGTCTTGATCCATTCCTAGATCAGCGCCATCTTGACCTGCCATTACAGATTGAAGTACTTGTTTAAGATCGCCTAAAGTAATATCGATGATTTTTGTTTCATCTCCAATTTCTTCAGTTGCATCTTCAGCAGCGTCTTCTTCAGAATCTTTATCTTCATCTTCATCAGCTTCTTCAGCTTCTTGAAGTGGAGATTGATTTTCTTCTTTTGATAATTCTTCTAATTGAGCAAGAATTTCTTCAAGTTCAGCTTCATTGATGTCCACGTTTTCTTCCATATCTACTGAAGATACAGATTCTTCTTCCATAGCATCATTTGCAGCATCAGTTGCGATGTCGCTCATAGTTTCATCTTCTTCTAGCGAATCAAACTCTTCAGTGAGTTTAAGACGCATCATTTCTTGGATCTTAGGCTCAAATGCTTCTTCTAAAGCTGCTTTTGCGTTGGCCATTGCACTAGCGCGTAAAGCTTTAGCATCGAGGATTGCATCCTGGTAAAGGTTACTCATTTGTAAAAATGTTGATTGTAATTGCTTATTAGATTAGGAAGCAATATAGGATTGTAATCTAGTAGTACTATATTAGAATTAGTACATATGCAATAAATATGTAGATTTACTGCAAAAATAAATATTTACAAAAATATTTTTACTAGTGAAGGCAACAGATGCCTGACTGAGAACAAATAATATCAGAAATCATTCTGTTAATCTTAGAGGTATTTGTATTTTGTTGAATATTTCTATCAACAGATTCTCTTAATCCAGAAACAGGTTTCATGTATGCACCATATGTTGATGGTGTTGAAACAAAATCCCAACAAATAAGATCAAGATCGTCTTCAACTTGTACTAGACCTTCACCAATAGGAGAAACAGAACCCATAGCTCTAGATGAAATTCCCACAGTAATATTATTTCTAAATAATTCCTTTAATATATTACCAGAAGGAGTTGGAAGTATTTCAATATCTCCATAAAGATCTTTTCCATCCCACCACATCTTAATTATATTATGACTAACATTTTTAAGATTAATAACACTAGATTCTGGATGATCTAATTCTCCTAAAGCTCTATTTTCAGCAATAGGACCTGCAATATATTTTTCAACTTGTTGAAATAGAATTCCATATGGATATATTCTATGATTTGCATTAGGCTTGTCACAAGCCTGAACTAAACCAGATACTACCATATTACCATTAGCTAATCTTCTACCTTCAGTTAATGAATGAGGAAGCGGGCTAAATGCATTATATTCTATTAGAAGTTGTTTGTTCATTATAAATTTTGTTGTATTACTTGACTTTTTGCAGATGGCTCTAAAGAATTTATATATTGCGTTGCTGTTCCTGGACTTCCAAAAACAGCGCCAGGTATTGCAGAACCGCCTTTCTTTTTTATAATAGTTAATTCTTTTAGCTTAGTATAAAGACGTTTTATTTTTTCTTTATCATCCTTATACTTGTCAATATATTTTTTGATAGTCTCAGGATCTAAAGGTGTTTGCCAATATTCAGGATCACCAAGCATTCCAGCAAATACTTTGGGATTTTCTTTATCTCTTTGTGCCCAGGCAGCGTCTAATTCATGCTTATTAAGTTGGGTTTCATTTTCTGCCTCTTTAGCTTTCTCTGTATGGTGATCTACAGTATTTATTTGAACATCTACTAAAGAGCCATCTTCCATTTCAATAGTGAAAGTACTACCAATAATCTCTTTTATTTTACCCTTACCATTATGAGTATATACTTCGGCACCTACATTATATGTGGGATGTACATCTTCTTTAACTAAATCTTTTTTTTTAAGGGAAGAAAGAAGTTCATCAAGAACTGCTTCTTTCATGATTTCAACACCTTTTGGCTTACCTTTTTTATTTTCTTTAGTGCTAACTTTAGTATTAGCTTTAGCATCATTTTTACCTTTAATCTTCTTCATCTCGCGATCCTCGTTATTGAAGTTGTCTTTTTTAACAGGCTCCATTTGAAGTTTAGCATCAGCTTTTTCAATCTCATCAGCATTAGCAAACATGTCTACTTCGTAGAAGTTTGGATCTTTTATTAAATTTTTAGCTGCTTTATTAAGAGCATTTACATAAGAATCATTAGTTAATTCTTTTTCTTTTGCGAGAAGGGATTGAACTCCTTTCTTAAGGAAATATGGATTAACAAGATCAACTGCTGGATCTATTTGCACATTAGCATCCATTTCACGAATAATGCCTTTGTTTTTAAGGATTTTTACTGCATCATCATAAGATGTAATGTTAGTTACCCAAGGTAAATTATTATCTCTACGAACTTCGTATAGAAATTTATCACGGCTTACTGTTCCGAATTTATGTTTCTTATATAATTCTAGTGTTGTCATATTCTATAAATATTAGGCTTTTCCTTGTCCACGATAGTTTCTTTCTTTTCTATCATGTTTATTAAATGATTTTTTTGCAACTCCTTTTTTCTTTTTACCAAAACTAATTTTAATTAAACTACTTGCAGCTTTTGCCATGGCTATTTATTTTTTATTTAAATTTTTTATGGTAGTCGCATTATTGTTGCGGCTCTTCTTTCTATTTCTGCTTTATCCATATATGAATTAGTTTCAGAATCTTGTCCTCTTAACTTTGCAAGGGCTTTATCAATTCTATTTAAATCACGTCCATATCTATCAGCAATTGGCCCGCCTTCTGGTTCTGCTTCTTGCTCCATATCACTCATTAATTCAGCTCTGCGCCTTAAAAGTACTTTAATCTTTTCAGAATTTTTAATAGCCTTATAATCAGGATTAATTGTTTTTACAGGTTCAGATTTTGGTTGAGATTTTTGATATGCTGCGGCTCTTACTTTCATTAAAATAGGATCATTAGCATCTAACTCTGATATATTTTTATCATCAGATTGTGCATTTAATACTGCGGCAAATGATTTAGCGTCACGCACAGGCTCTCCAAATAATTCTACAGTAGGTTCATCATAATCATCTGACATATTTATTCGAATTGCTCCATCTTGATAGCCTAAATCTAATACGAGTGTATTATAATTTTTACCTACCGCTGTACCACCTCTGATTCCTTTACCTGCTTTTTCTGCCCATGCGGCAACTTTATTTACCAAAGAGGTTACACCTTTGTCTTTTGCAAACTTTTTTATATTACTTGGTACATAAGCTTCACTTATTTCATCTTCTTCAATTGGACCATGATCGTCTTCTGGATTGTCTGAACCATAGTCGTCATCATCATAGAATGAATCAGCGTCTTCAGCGTCTAGCATATCATTAACTATATCCATCATTTCATTGAAAGCACCTAATAGTCCTTGTTTTGAAACTGTTGGTATAGTAGAATCTGTTGATATATTACGATTTAAATTACTAAGTATAGCTTCTAATTTTTCTGCTGATGATTTAGATTTAGCTTCATTAATATTTTCTTTAAGTAGACCAGCTAATTTTTGTAATTGTTTTCTTTCATTATTCATTATAGTTCTTTTATCTTTTTATAAGCTTCTACAACTGATGATTTTATTTTCTCCATAAGACGATTTGTCGGGGCATTTCCTGTCTCATGCAATTCTAATTTTAATTTAGAAGCATATTCTAATATAGCATTTACTTCTTTTAATTTTTTATTTGCTAACTTAGCAGCTTCATTAAATTGTTGAGATTTATTACGCTTAGTTATTTCTGTTTTAATTCCTTCTTGTAAAGGTTCTTTTAAATACTCAAATAATTGCTTATAGATAAATCCTCCTTTTGAAGGGCGATTAGGTATTGATGGAGCTTCTTCCCAACCTTTCATTATATTTTTACTTTTACCAGCAGCTAGTTTTGGCTCAACATCTTTAGCTTCTTTTACTTTTTTAGTGTATCCTGCTTTATATACCTTCTCAGGTACATCAAGACCTGGTAAAAAAGCTTCGCCTCCACCAGTTACAGATCCTTCTTCATCTACATTTTCTTTTTTTACAATATCAGTCATATTAAGTCCCATACTAAAAGCCTTGTCTTCGAATTTACCAAATGTATCGGCATCTAGAGAATAGTAGTCTCCATCTTTATCTAATTTATCGTAAAATTCTGTATTTAATAGATTGTCTACTTTAGGATCATTTGTAGAAAATAATACTTTGTCATACTGACCTTCAAACTCTTCTCTAAGACGTAGTGTTGAAAATTGTTGATTAAATTCTTTCATTATGCAGATCTTTTTAGCTCATCAATTAAATCTAGATACTGAAGAATACCGGTAATTATCTCGTCTTTAATAGTCTGATTTTCTTTAATAGGAGTAACAAACTTAAGTACTTCTTCTAATTTAATTTTTATAACTTGATCTTGTGTAGATTCTTTTAGTGATACTAATTCTGATTTTATGGTCTTTAATTGTCCATTTAAATAGACTCTTAAATTCTTTGTATCAGAAATATTTGTAATATATTCTTTTAATACTTCTTTTTGCTTTTCAGACATGTTTTGATACTTGTTATTGAATTTTTCTACAAGTATTTTATAAGCCATTAGTCTAATTTCTTTATCTTCTTTCATAAACTCCTGGATCAGTGACTTTGGAGCTTTAGTATCATCTAAAGATTTTACTGATAGATGTTCTAAAAGATTAATTTTATTTAGAATTAGTTGTTTTGTATCAACAGATTCACTATTTTGAGATTCAAATATAGTATAAATTGAAGCAAAAGGCTTATAATTTTCTATTTTGGCTTTAAAAAAATTATCTAAATCGTAGTTTGCTTTAATTTCTTTAATTAAATTATACTTTAACTTATTTATTTTATCATGATCTAACTTATTATATTGTTCTATAATAGTAGAAATAAGAATTTCAGACTTAGCTTCAGTTAATTTTGGACTGGAGGAAAATGTGCCATAAAGACTATACTCTTTTCCTAATTCTGTATTAGTAAAATACTTTTTTAAGATCCTAACAGCTTTTGAGTCCTGGTTATTAATTAAATCAGACGTAGTCTGTCTAACTAGTAATTCAAATAAAATACCAGTATTTCTAAATTTAGAATGTTTAATGCTCATAGTTTTTTGAATACTCTAGTAATAAATATCTATATATTAATCTAAACCCTCAATTATATTCTCGCCACTTAAAAGATTTGATTCTTCGAATAACTTTGTTTTTCTACCTCCTTTATTCATTTTAGAAAGCATACCCCTATTCTTTAAATATTCAGTCATTGTGTTTTCAAGAGCTAATGGAGATCCTCCTTTAAAATTTTGTTTTAAACTATCTTCACCAGCTTGATTAGAATCTCTTCTATCTGCTGAACCAATAGGATCACGACCGAAAGCAGATTTATCAGTGCCTGTGGTTGAACTAAAACTCTTAGGGCGTCCTGGTTTATTTTCATCATAGCCATAAGGTGCATTAAGAACTTCGTCATCTTTACCTCCATATAGACTTGCTATTTGATGTGGTGTTCCGTATGCTTGCCCAGATTCTGATGGATCATTTCCTTCTTCTGCAATTTGTTTATATCTAAAGTCTCTTTTTTTATCTTCTACAATCTGATCTTCTAGTTCACCAAATTGATCTTCAGAGAAGTGGAATATCTTATCATAAATAAAGTCTCTTGGTAAAAGAGATCCTTCCATGGCTTGTTTAGCAAGATCTATTTTCTCCTTAAATAATGCAATCCTCTCTTGATCATAAATAATAGACGGATTAGTTAGAGAAAGGGTAAAGTTGGCAGCACTTTCATTAGTGTATCCATGAGCATACAAATGTATTAAACCAATTTTAGTTAGTTCAGATATAAGAATTCTTTGTAGTCTTTCTATTGTTCTAGCAAATCTGATATCTTCCGCAGCAAGTGTTGCTTTACCAGTTAAATCTTTTTCATATCCCATGAAAGCCTTAGGAATCTTAAGAGCTGCAAATAACTTTTCTCTAAAATAAGCCACATCTTCAATACCATTATATTCTAAACCTTTAGCTGTATCTATTTTAGTAGACGTATCATTTCCTCTAACAGGAATAAAGAAGTCTTCTAATAGGTTTTGCTGATTATATTTAAGATTATAATTACCGGTATTAGGATCAATAAGAGGAGTTTTTTTCATCTTATTAATCATCTTTTGGATATAGTTATCTACTTCTGCTGGGGGAATTGCTCCTACATTAACATAAAATATTCTCCTTTCAGGAGCCCTAGTAATACGATGGATTAGCATCGCATCTTCAATTAGAGTATATTGTTTAAATAGTTTACGAGCTGGCTCAAGATAAGATCTACCATAAGGAAGATAGTTAACATCTCCTGTTAATCTAAAGTGCGCCATCTCATAATTGTCAAACCAAACACCAGAATCACGATTTTGTGCGGAGCTATACCCTGTAGATGAAGCCAGTGTTGCATTTGGATCATACTTAAATCTAACTTCTTGTGGATTTTCATGATTGAATCCTTCTTCGCGCACAATATTATATGCAGAGAAAGGAATAACATTATAAACACCATATTTTTCTGCTATCTCTAATTTGAGGTAGAAATCACCATACTTAGCCATATTACGAACCCAAGACCAAAGATTAAATTCAATATTAAGTACAGAATAAAATAAGTTGTAGAGGAGCTTCTGAATATTTTCGTCAGCAGATCTAATTTGTAATACTTCACCTTGTTCATTTTTAAGTGTACACTCATCTGCTACGATATCTAATGCAGAACAACATATTGCATCTGTATCCATAGCATCATAATCTGCATAGATTTGAACCCTAGCTGATTGATAATTCTGGGCTAAGTTAAGATTTACACCATATGCCGTAGACATTGTGTAGACCTTATTAAATCTATCTACTAAAGAGTTAGTTTGAATAACACCAGACCTTTGAATAGTATCTGTGTCAATTACTTTTAGCATATCTCCACCTTCATTACGAATAATTACGTCTGTAGAAAACAAACGTCTAAGAGTGGAAAATAAATTGTTCTGTTTTTGTGGTTGTTCTGCCATAATTTTTATATAAGCCAGGTTAAATCTTGTGTTTCTGATCCTTGTGATGTGTTTATATTCATACTCCAAGGATTTTGATTATATTGATCACTAGTATTATAAGCAATACTTGTATCCGCTGTTTTAGTAAAGCTATTTAAAGTTGCATAAGTTAAACTTTCAGCAGTTTTTTTATACATAAGAGAGGTTTCTCTTAAATACATAGCTATAGAAAAACACATAACCAAATCATCATTATAACTACTCATAGCTTGAGCCTTACCATTTTTCCAAATAAAAACCCTAAGTTCTTCTAATAGTCTTATTGATTTTATATTAGCAAGTCTATTTTCTACAAAATTTCTCAGCTTCTCTACAGCTAGAGGTCTTGTCTTTTCTGTAGTAGAGAAACCAGGAACTAATCCATCTGCTCTATTATACTTATCTACATATCTAGAAAAGTCCATATTTTGTTCTTGCTTATAACTATAGTGGATATTATTATATCCTCTTTCTATAATAGTTTGAATAACATCCCAACCTATATTTGCATTTTCTACTACAAGTAGAGCATTATTATATTCTGAAGCTATACTCAAAAGAATGTTTGCATAATCTCTAGTACCTATTTGGGATTTATATTCTGCAACTTGTGTTACTGATTCAACATCTATAACATGGAATGCGGAATAGTCATTTCCATCACCACGAGCCACGTCAGCCACAACAGCATAGTATTTTAGAGGATCGGGATATTCCCATATCCATAAAGCTTTGTCTAAACCACGCCGCTCTATTGGATCACAAATCATATTCTCTTCATACCAAGTAAGAATATCTGGTTCTATAACTGTATTACCTGATGAAGCAAAGTCACAATCGCACTCTTGAGCCGCATTTCTTTTACCTAAAGTAATATCTTGATCGTCTCTCCAGTCTTGATTACGTTCAGGATGAACAGACCAAGGAAGAGATATAGGAATAAATTTATTCTCTTGCTTTTGAGCTGTAGTATAGGTTTTATGAAACCAGTTACCTACACCATTAGGAGTAGATAGCGCCACGCAACCACCACCTGTCGCCAAAGTTTGTTGAGCGGCTGTAAAAATAGTTTCAATATTATCAATAAACGCAGCTTCATCTATTACAAGTAACGATACTGCTTCAGAACGTCCTGCATCACCTGCTGCGGATACAGCTTTTATTTGTGATCCATTAGAAAGTCTTAAACTAAGTCGATTATCCTCTGCGGCAGTTATTTTTAACCAAGTTGGTAAATTTTGGTAAGCGAATCTTACTTTAGTTACCATGTTTTTAGCAGTTTCTTGCTTAGTTGCAATAACAAGTACATTTTTATCTTTATTAAAAAGCATTAACCATAAAGAATAAGCAGACACGAGTGTAGATATACCTAGCTGTCTTGACTTATTTATTATAGAGTAGTCATGCTTTTGAAATAATCTTAATACTTTTTCTTGGAATGGATATAGATCAAATAATTGGCGGCCTCTTTGTGGATGCTGGATCATGTAATACTTTTTCATAAAGTAAACAGGGTCTGTTGCGCATCTTACAAATTCTTCCTTTATTCTTTCTTTTATATTGATCTGTGTATCAGCCATTATTTATGCGTTATAGCAAGACTTACTACTAAAGCTGCTAGAACAAATTTTTGTATTTTACCAATTTTAAATCTTCTATTACTTTTTTTAATGTCTTCTTTTAATCCACCAATTTGAGTTTTGTAGTTATCACCTTGTTCAACTTGTTTTTGGATTATAGACTGATAATTAACCTCTTTATCTCTTAAAGTAGCCACTATTTGATTAGTATTTTGTATTGTTTGATCTTGATTAACTATAACATTATCTTGAGCAATTATAATATCTTTATTAATATCTGCTTGTTGTAAATCGACTACTACGGTTTTACTTACTTGAATAGGAAGTTGGGTTGTATCATTAGATACCTCAGCATACTTTTCAGGATATCTAGCAACAAAAAAACTATCTACTTGACTAGGAGTATATAAATGAGAAAGTTCTGATTGTTTTAAACTAGATTTTAAATTTGATATTTTACCTTTTAAAGAATCAGTTTTTTCAACTAAAAAAGCATTTTGTCCTTGTAGAGAATCTATACTTAATTCTAATGTATCATTTACAAGAGCAATAGAATCAATTCCATGTTGAAGAGAATCTATCTTTGCTTCATAAGGTTTAGTATTAAATTTAGCAGGCTTATAAACGAATAAATACCATATAACAATTAGGGCCGCAAGGATTAAGGAAATGCTAATCAGTGTCTTTTTCATTATTATCTATTTTAGGTTGTTCTACAGAGTCTATCTGTTGTTTAAGAAGTCTTAATCTGTCAGGAATATTACCTACCGCTATTTTATATCCGGCTACATCTTTAAGTTTTAAGGTTCCGTCTGGGTTCCTTACACTATATTTAGCTATGATAGCTTTTACTTTTGATTGAAGATCAGCGTATTCTTTTTTCTTTTTATCAAGATCTCTAAAATCTTTTTCTGTTGATTTAAGATCTGCTTTAGTAGGCTCTTGATCTTCTAGATCTTCTTCTGCCTCCTCTCTGATTTTAGAAATAATAGTGAGATTATTCTCAGTTAAGTACTTCTGGATGTTAAACGGTTCCATTGTCTCTTTTACTTATAAATATTTATCAATCATCTAAATCTTCTTTAGGCTCTGGAGTCCTATAAGATTTGGTTAATTCGTACCACTTATTGTGGTCATATTTAACGCCGTAAAAATAGTATTCTGAAGTTTTTTTATCCGAATCTGGATAAATTATTGCTGGACCTGTAGTACAATGAGGTTTATATAAGCCATTTTTATCCTCATAAAGGTGCATAATAATTCCCTCTATAGTCTTTATTTTTCTAAAACCTGTTTCTTTCTTAGCCATAAACTTAATTTACTATTACAATATACAATAAAAAATTGATATAAAAAAATTTATTTTTGACCAAGTATTTGTATACCTGGTGTATTAATATATAGTGACTTACCTGCCCATCCACCGCTAGCTCTAGTTCTTACTGTTAGTGGTATTTTTACAAATGCCTTAATAAGAGAACTGTAGAATGTTACTGTAAAAGATTGACCTCCTGAAGTTGCTACACGTATGTCTTTTACATTTTTTGGAGTTGATTTTGTAAGTAAAATTTTTGCCTTTTCATCAGAAGACACGTCTTTTATTGTAGATCCTTTTTCTGTTCCAATTAATAATTTATATGGGCACGGAGTAGATCCAGCTTCTACTTGTCCATAAGTATAAAATCCTATAGTTTTTAAAAGATAAGAAACATTGTTTGAATCAGACCAATAATCAGTAAGATTATCAATTAATTGATTTCTAAATATGTAATAAAATCCGTCTTTATAAAAATCAAGACCATCTTTTTCAAACTCTCTAGCTAAATTTGCAAACGCATCTCTACTTGAACTTTCAGAATGTTTTTCTTTTGTTATATCAAATCCTTTAATAGCTTTAGATGCATTTGGACCTTTTACTTTTTTAGCAGCTTGATTCCAAGATTGATCTACAATATTTTTAATATTAGTATCTTGAGATTCGTCTCCTAATTTTTGAGCAAAAGCAGAAAGGCTTGTATTAAGTTTTGGAGTTGTATCTTCTCCTCCTGCGGTTATTTTATTAGAATATCCTATAAATGATCCGTCTCCTAACTCTATAATTATATCAGATGGATTTTTTGAAGATATGCCTCCAGGTTTTGCTCTAGGAGTCCAATATAATTTACTAGGAGTTTGTTTATTTGATTTTAAATCAGATTTTACTGCTTTAGCATTATTCATACCAATAGTAATATCTCTTTCTGGTGTTGAGTCTTGCACGATCATGTGACTCAGAAACTGCATTGACACTTCTTCACCTTCTCCAGTAAATACTCCACTATTTTTAAAACCTGGTTTCTTTGAAAATTTTATAAATTCTTTTGCACTACCATCAAAAGGATGCACTAAAAAATACAAAGATAGGAACTCATTAACATTAGATGATGCTGTAGAATTTTTACGAAGCGAAGTACCATAATGTCCTGTTACTTCTGGCTTTGCAGCTTTTATATAATAACTAGTATCTTTTACATTTCCTGAATTATCAACCCCTATTTGAAATAAAAAGTTACCTTTTCTATCAATAGCAGGTTTTCCTTTAGGTTCAGTTATATTTTTAAAAACTATTTTACTAGGATCTAATTTTAATTTTTTTGCAACCTGATTTTTTACATCGTCATTTAATGTATAGTATGGATTAAATCCGGCTTTTGTTTTATAGTTAGGACTTATTGTTAATTCACTAACTATCTTTTTTTTTAAGATCCCTTCTAATATTTTAGATTCTGATAATTGTTCTTCGCCCGAAGTAGTGTCACTTGTTTCTGCCGGAGGTGTTGGCCCTGCTTCTTCTGCAGGTCCTTCTGAATCTCTAGTTGCTTGTTCTGCTCCTTCTGGACCTTTAGTCTTTAAAGGATTTCCATATCTTAATAATCTAGAAATAGCAACCATCGCTCTTTCCTTCTCACCAATAGTCATTAAATAATATTTCTTTCCTTGAACAGTTGCTTCATAAGCTTTTCCCATGAACTGTAAAAAGAAAAATTGACCGTTGTGTAAAACTATTTTAAATGTAGTTGGCTTAGGAGCTACAACATATATACCGGTAACATATTCTTCAAATGAAGGAGTCATTAAGTATTCTAAAGTTGTTTTAAGACCTTGATACTTACTTAATATAAATTGCATAGGATCATCCTCAAACGTTGAAGTTTCAGGTTCCATCCTATCTAACTCATTTAAAAGTATAGCTTTTAGTATATCGTTATTACTCACTTGCATAATTTATTTACCAGCTTTTTGTATAATTTGTTCTGCTTTTTTAATAGCGCTTGCTCCGTATTTAACGTACTTTTCAAAGTTAAAGTCTTCTAACTCTTCTCCAAATTCTAAGCTTTTTAATTCAATGCCTTCTTCATCACTATCATACATATTTTGGCCTGGGCTATATAGTGTGATCACTGTAGCATAATAATCATTAGGGGTATATACTACTCTATATCCATTTTCATCACCTTTATAATACCAAACAATTGGTTGATCATCAAATCCTACAGAATCTTCTGCTACGTCAATTTTCCAATTACCATATTGTTTTGGTAATTCATCCATCCATTCAAATCCAGATTCCCAATCACCGGCTTCTTCTTTAATAGATTTAATTCCTGCAAGTTTTTTTAATTTAAGTACTTCTTCAAGTAATACATTTTTTTTCATGATAATTTTTTTTTTTATTTAGCTTTTTTTCCTTCAAACAAATCTTCCATCATAGATTTAAGTTTCATTTGTATATCTTCTGCATCCCCGGCTGGTACTTCTTCTGTACCGTCTGGAAGTTCATCCATATCATATTCGCTAGTTGCGCCTTCATTGTATTCATGATAGTTTTTAGAAGCCTGGTTGATATAGTTTTCCGCATTAGTAATATGATCTTGAATCCAAGCAGGAATATTTTTCTCATTTTGACCTATAGAATTCATTAATTGACTAGCAGCACTAATAATAGATTTTAAACTATTTTGTGCCATAGAAACTTCATGATCTTGACCTTCTTCTTTAACTATTTGAGCCTGTAATTCATCAGGAAGATTTTTTTGTCCGCCTTTTAGTTTAGGATCATCATTATATTTTTTAGTAAATGAAGCTTCATCCATTTCAAGAAGTGCTTTGATAAAAGATACTTTGTTCATTTTATTTTTTTGTTGCTTTATTAATTTCTTTTGCCGCTTTAACTGCTTTTTTATATTCTTCTGATCCTTTTCTAGCAGGTTTTTCTCCTCTTGCTCTTTGAGCTCTTATATTTGCCCAAAGACCTGGCTTTTCTTTTTTCTCTTCTAAATCATAAATGCCTAATTCTTTTTCAATCTCAACAACATCATCATGACCTAATTCTAATAAGTCTTTTTCTAATTTATCAAGATTTAAATGAGGTTGTCCTGATACGTACTTGGCAATATTTTGTTTGGTGTGATTATCACTATTAACAAAAGTATCAACTATATTCTGAAAGTGAATATCAGTTTTAGCCATTTCTTTTAAAATTTCTGTTAGTTTCATTTCTTTATTATTATGTCCACATTTATGACAAACGTAAGTATCTTTTCCTCCATCAGATAGCTTCCAATGATGAGGACAATTCTTACAATATATTTCTTTATCTTTTACCACGCTCTACAACTCCAATATCTAGCTTTCCATCTTGGTCCAGGATTAGTATCACAATGATGTCTTGCTCTAAAACTTTTTCTCCTTGCAGGATTATTCTTCTTTATCTTTACTCCTTTCTGACCAAAGTTAACCTTAACCACATTTCCTTTATCATTCTTAACATACACCTTAAACTTCTTGACATCACCAGCCATGGGCTTTCCTAATGGAACATTTCGACCTTGATACTTAGCTTCTTCAATAGGTTGATCCCAACATTCTTGGATATATTCAGCTAAACATTGAGGACAATATTCGCCTTCATTAAGTTCTTCTTCTAAACCAGCCTTAGCTAATTTATCATAATATTTTGGATCTTCTTTTATATGATCCATTGCTATTTTTAAAGCCATTTTTGGATCATTAGTATGTTCCTTTTCCTTCTCAAGGCCTTTCTTTATTTGTTGTAGCAAGGCTTTATCCATTAATGTAAAAATTTAAGCTTATACTTAGTTGATTCAATAAGACCTACTACATTATCAATCTCATTTTGAATATAAGAATCTTGAGGAACCTTTGTTCTAATTACTTCTACAAATTTAGATAGTGCGTCAAAATACATTACAGGATTATCATCTTCTTTAATAGCATTTTCCATTTTATATCCACGAAGAATACCATATCTACCTTGATAAGATTCAACTAGTCCATCAGCTAACTCAATAATCTCTTCATAATACTCTTGTAGAGCTTTATGTGCTGCAAAAGAAGGAGTTTGTAAATGATATATGTGTGCTTGATTTCTAGATTGAAATAAAGTTCCAATAAATAGTGCGTATGGTTCCATTATTTTATTTTTTTAGCTGCTAATTTAGTATCTTTTTTTGATTTATTATCCATATAAGAACCCGGTCCCCACCAAGCAATTACTGCATCAGTATCAGCTGTTGAATTAAAATTTGGTCCAGCATTGAATACATCTACATTTTGTAAATTTTTATTTGTGCTTATTAATTGCTTAGCAAAACTAAGAGCTGCTTTTGGATCTTTAAATTTTTTAGCTTGTCTTACACCATCTGAGAAATGTACTTCGTAAGCTTCTTTAAGATCTTTTTTATTGTCGTCTTTATTAATTTCTTTTTTAGACTTTTCAATCTTTTCTAACTTAGTCATAAGATCATCAATTTGATGTGCTATTTTAGCAATATGTTCTTTATGTTTAGAAGCATTTTTTGGGTCTTCTTTTGCTAAATTGATATGTTCTTTATGTTTTTTCTCTAGTTGATCAATAGCTTTTTTAATTTTATCTCCAACTTGGCCTTTTTTCTCTTCAAGCATACTCTCTTCTTCACAATAAGCTTCATAAAGTTCATTAGCTACTACGTTTGCTTGATCTTGATCAGCATATACTGCATGAACTTGATCAGGAACTATCTGATGTCCAGCTCCTATACCTAATAGAGGATCGATAGGTTCTACTAAAGAAGTCAATTGACATCCCGTATAAGGTTTTTTAACCATATATAAAGTTTCAATTGCTCCGTCTAGGTTTTCTTTCTTTACTTTTTTAGAAAGTCCTTTATGTTTAGTAGATGCAAAGTCAGTGACATCTCCTTTTTTCATTGATTTAGCCATTTCTTTTGCTTTACCTGATGCTTGAGAAGGTTTCATGTCTCCTGTTTGTAGAGCATGAACTATGCCCATTAGTTTTTGTTGTTGTTGTGAGGTCGCTGGCATACTATATAATTTGCTAATAAATATCGGTATTCTTTAGTTTATCCAAGTTAGCTTTGATTTCCTGATATATCTTTGTCTTATCTCCACCTTGCCAACTTTCTACATCTCCGGCCTCACTTACAAAGGTATCTTTGTCTAATAACCACTGATCAACGGCTCTTTCAAAGTCTTCTAAGCTTGCATTTTTATTTGCATTAATCATTTTCTTTTCATAATCTTCAAAAGTACCTTGTTTTTTCATTTCTGCCTCAATATCAATTGCACAATTAAAACAAGTACTATATATAGAGTACATTTTTTTATTAAGATCATTAGCTTTCATTGGCTTAGAACACTTAGGACAGCAAAGCGGTAAAACAACTAACTTTTTAAATCCATCTAACTTAGTTACAGTTTGTTTTATACCATTTTTAATAGTCCAAGAGCGTCCTAGCTCTTGCCAAATGTCTCCTTCTTTATGATCTTCTTGTTTTTTTTGCCAACCTGCTAAGGTTTGTGTCTTATCTCCAGTTTTTCCGGTGATAATATTTCTCATTCTTTGGACGTCCTTTTTTGAGAACTCCTTTTTCATAGACTGTTTCTCTTCCATAACAATTTTATTATAACTTAAATTTATTTAATATGTTATTTGTTCCTTCAAATGATTTATGCATAATTCCAATTCCTCCTATTTGTTTCCAAGGAGCTACATTTGGAAAATAATCATCAATTAGAATTGAATTTTTGATTTCTGATTCTGGTTTATCTATTATTGCTTGATGTTTATTTCCAGCTTTTGCAAAAATAGTATTTTTAGGTTCCGGGGATAGATTTTCTTTAATCCAGATTTTTTTTCCTTCAATTGCGTATTTAAAATTTCCTGGACTTGTTAATATAGTTGGATTATATGGAGATATTTTAGCCCATAATTCTTTTCCTCCTGACATCCAAGGCATTTTACACCAGAATTGTACTCCTACTTTATCTACAGCATCCTCGAATACTTTTTTTCCTTTCTCATTACTATAATCTCTTGGATTTACTCCATAATAATGATCAAATTGAGTATCAAAATCACAAAGAACTCCATCCATGTCACAATATATCTTTAATCTAGATACTTTTTCCTCTTCATAAATGTCTTTTAGGCTAGGAGTCTTGATCTCATATATAAGTTCATTAGCTTTACCATAATTTCGCATTAAAACACCCGCTATTGAATTAGCTTCGTTCTCTATCTCTGATCCTGTTTGTCCAGATCCGTTTTTTAATACTCCAAGTTCTCCTTGTTTATGATGAACTAACTCATGGCCTAATGTTCTAAGTATATCTGCTAAATTTCTATTACCTATATAAACAAAAAGAGTTACTTTTCCTGGATCATACTCACCAAAACTATGCCTTTCTACTGCCCAAGCTCTATCATTAGTAAATTGGATAGGCGGTAGACTATCTATTTTTAATACAGATTTGCAATACTGTATAAACTCCTCTATAATTTGCTGTTTTAAATCTTCTGTCATTTTATTATTTTAATAAGACGACCAAATACGTCTTTAGCAACACCTTTATTATATGCTGCATCAGGAATAAGCTTAGCAAACTCTTCAAAGTTACCAGTTTTAACTACGGCTCTCATATCTGTCGCTCTTATTCTACCAAATTGTGCAGGTATAACTTGTTTTCTTACCCTATTAGGATATCTTTTTTGAATACTATCAAAATATCCTATTCCTTCTACCTCTTCTTCTCCGCCTGCAACATATATTGGGGCAACATCTGGATTCTCTGCCATAAAAGCAAATATATCTTTTATAGGTGTTGATTCTTTAGAGATTGAAACTTTTATTTTAGGATTTGGCTCAGCTTTAAGATATTCTTGCCAAATATAAAGAGAGTCTTCTGGTGTTATTCCAAATTTAGTTACATTAGATATAATTACATATACTATATTAATATAATTTAAAGATGCTAAGTATTTAGCGGCTTCAAAATGTCCTTTATGTGGAGGTTTAAATTTACCAGGAAAAAAACAAGGTCCTACATCAGGACTTCCTTCTCTTAATAAATCTTCAACGATCTGTCTTCCTATATAATCAAAATTCATCATGATTTTATAAATGATTTTACTTTACTCACAACATTTGATATATTAGAACTGCCTAAAGATTTTACTTGAGATTCTATATCATCAAATTGATCAGATAGTATATCTATTTGTCTATCTACTAATTCTTTTGATTTAGCTATCTCTTCAGGAGTTTTCTGTTTAGCCGGATCATTTCTAAATGTAGACTTAAACTCTCCGGATTTTAGTAAGGACTCAAAAAATTGCTTTAATTCTCCAGAATTATATGCTTGATTAAATCGTTCTACCATTTTTGCTTCGTCTGGAGTTAATCCTGTTTCCACAAGATAAAATTTATCTCCGAACATTTGCTTATATGTAGAAAGATTTTTATATACACTATTCCAGCTAGTTAATACTCCAACTGTTGGAACCTTTCTTTCCCTTTTAAAGTTGCGAAGAAAACTAACAATTGGACTAGTATATACCATGACCATCATAGTATCGTAACCAGAATCTACTATATTCTGTATTTTACTTGGATTTGCTCCTGTAGTATCATAAAGGAAATTTTGCCCTTTATTTACAGTTTGTGGTAATTCTTGTTTATCTATATATGAAGAAGCTTTGCCTAGATTATTATACATAGGACTATCTTTATCCTCAATATATTTATCTGCATTTAATTCAATCCAATTATTACTTTTAAGATCAGGTTTAATTTGTTTTACAAATGTAGATTTGCCTGCTCCAGCGCCACCAGCCATAATAATGGCTTTTTTTTGAGATTTTACCTCTTTTAATATATCTAGTAGTTTGATCATACTACCTATAAATATTAATCAGAAAGTTTAACTGTGTTTGGAAGAGTAAGTAGTTCAATATCTTGTTCTGGATGCATTATTTTATATGTTTCATATGTATGTAGGAACATTTGGAAGTACTCATCAACTGTTTTTTTACCTTCAATGATTTCCCAACCAGGACCTTGCATCTTTTTACCATATTTATCTGGACCTCTCTTTGTTGATTTTAACCAAATAATTCCATTATTGTCTACTTTTTGAAGATATTTCTCTTCATAAGCCTTTGTATATGCTGACATTTGTAAATGATAACTTTCATGTATATTATTTGATGTTTTAATATCAAGAAGCCATTTTTTACCTTCAATATCTACTAAAAGATCTAGGGTTCCAGAATATTTGTGGGTATCTGAATACATAAATTCTTCTGAAAGTAATAGGGTTGGTTTATATCTACTCCAAAAATCAACAAATGCTAGTATCATTTTCCATACATGAGTACTATAATTAACACGGCCATCAGATTCAATCCACCTAATACTTTCACCATTAAGATATTTTTCAATAGCAGTATGAACTTGAGTACCTTCATCACCAGCACGCCTCATAATGATATCAGAATTATGTCCAACATCCTTAATCCAGGTTTCAAAAAAGTGTCCTTTAGGAAAATAACTTAAAATTGTAGTAACAGAAGGATAAAATACTCCAGGAGATCTTTGATAATATCTAGAGTCGTGTAAAGTTATCTGTCTTAATTCAGGATCTGTCTCAACAATTCTTTTTAAAAAATTATCTTTATAGATATTTTTAGATTGTTCAATCATAGTAGTTGGATTTTTTTAAGAAGTAGATCACTAAATGAAAGTGGCTTCGCTTTGTGTAGTAACTTGGTCATATTATTAAAACCAAGATCTGAAGGATCTTTCCCCTCTAATTCTATTAAATAAACCTCTTTTCCAAGGTTCAAAAGATTTTGAGAATAATCAAGAGCTTCCTTCAAAGCATCTTTATCTAATGCTAAATATATAGTTTTTACTTCAGATTCTACTAATTTCATCATTAGTGATTTAGTAATAGTCTTACCAAATAAAGGAATAGCGTTTCTTTTAATAGATATTGCATCAAAGATTCCTTCACAAAGAATAACAGGAACGGACCAATTAATAAAATACTCTAATCCAATTATTTCTGTCTTATTACATGTAGGAGCATCATATTTTCTACTAGGATCAGATTCAAATGATCTAGCAATAAAATAATTTAAGACTCCTGATTTATCATAAGATGGAACTATTATTCTGTTTCTATATCTTCCGGTCTTACAATACCCTATTCCATATTTTTTAATATCATTTTCTGTAATTCCTCTTTTCTTTATGTAAGATAATGCATGTCTAGTCTCTAATGTTTTATCTGGATTAGATAAAGATATAAATTCTTCTGGTAAGGTTACTTTATCTGATTTTGTGGTATCAATCTTGGTATTATCTCCTTTAAAATAGCTCTTCATTTCTAATAACCTGTCATTTGGAGCATCTATTTTTTTAAAAAGTGATACTGGTGTTTTACCTTTAGTAGGTGGATGGCATGTCCAGCAATTATACTGTCCAGATTTGATATTAACAATAAGTTTAGGATTCTTATGTTTACAAACTGGGCAATAAAAAGCATAGTCCATGGTTGTTTTTGATCCTTTTCCTTTACCAAGGACAGATTCTAATAAACCTAAAACTAAAAGTTCATTCTCCATTATACTAATATAAGATAAAAAAACCATATAAAAAAATATTTATCAAAATAAATTTTTTTATTTCAATTATTTGTTGTATATTAGTTGTATTAATGCCATATACTTAGGTTCTATACCATAGCTTGGTTAAATTCCATGAGTGAGTTTTAGAATAAGTAATAAATTGGCTACCAGGAGCTAAGACTAAGCATAATGCTTCAGGTATATAAATAAAATTGATAAATAAGTTTTAAAATAATATCGGCAATATCCGACGGTTTAGTCCGCTAAAGGGTTTTAAATATAAACTATCAATGAAAAACAAAGTCAATCCTACTCTAAATAAAGGCCTAATACCTTTAAACTAGCCTATTATGAAAATAGAAGATATAGAAATAGAAGGAAATAAATTAACAGAAGATCAATTACAAGCTTTATATATATATTTGTCTATGAATTATGATTCTATGGAAGAAGACGAAAAAAAAGCATGGTATTTGATAATGGAAAAAATAGATAGTGAATTTAATGATATAGATACATGAAAATACAATTGATAACATTACAAGATTGCAGTAGATGCAATAAATTAAAAAAAGAGTTGTCCAATAATAATATTATCTATAAATTTACTAATTGTGAAGATAATCCTAATCAATGTGATTCATTAGAAACTTTACTTGGTATCGAAGAATATCCTATGATACTAATAACAGATAAAGAAGATAGAATTCTAGAGATCTTATATATGGCTAATTCTTATGAAATGATTAGCAAATATAAAGATTTTGATGGTGGAGTAACAGGAATTCCTATGCACTCTATAGATAGTATGTTACATTATATAAAAAATAAATTAAATTAGCATTATGAGAAATAAACAATTAATTTTAAAAAAGTTTTTTGAGATAGCAAATTTTATAAATGTTCAAAAAGCTATGCTTTCTGATAATAGACCTAGAGAAGAGTTTTCTGTTCAAATAGATAAAATAGAAACTAAACTAAAAGAAATAGAAGTTTTAATTAATACTGAGCAAGATTCATTTTAAAAAATAGTTATGAAACAATTACAACCTGAACAGATGTTAGAAAATCTGAATAAGTTCTATTCAATTATTACAAAATACATTAGTGATAGTAGAAAAGATAAACTTATTGATTTTTATAAATCTATTGAAGAAACATTAGTTACTTCTCCTGCATCTACTAAATTAGATCATCATAATGCATTTGCTGGTGGATATATTGATCATGTTATAAGAGTTGTTGAGGCTTCTTTAGTATTTGAAAAGGTATGGGATAGATTTGGCCAGAAAAAAGATTATAGTACAGAAGAATTAGTATTTTCAGCTATTAATCATGATCTAGGCAAGCTAGGAACTAATGATGAACCTATGTATCTTCCTAATGATTCCCAGTGGCATATAGAAAAACAAGGAGCAATATATAAATACAATCCTAATATAACATACATGAGAGTTGCAGATAGGAGTTTATTCTATCTTCAAAAAGCAGGTGTTCCAGTAACTCAAAATGAGTATCTTGCTATTAAACTTCATGACGGTTTATATGAGGAATCTAATAAAGCTTACTACATTACCTATAATAAAGATAATGAATTAAGATCTAATATTGCTTTTATTCTACATCAAGCAGATTTGATGGCAAGTAAAGTAGAACTACAAATAAATAAAATATGACAACACTAATCTTTTCAATATCAATATGGATAGTATCCGTAATAGGATACATAATTTGGAATTTATTTCAAAAAAATAAAAAATTAGAAGCAATAGTTTTGAATCAGCAAACTTTTATTAATGGAATTAAAGAATCCATGAGAGATATTAATAAGGCGGCTGAGCAAATAGACTCTAAATTATGGGTTCAATCAGATCCTGAGTTTTTACTACTTATGGAAAATGTCAAAACTATGCAAACATCAATTAATCAATTTATAGACTCTTAATATGGAAGCAAAATTAGGAAATGAGGAAGAGATTTTACTGTTAACTAAAAAAGGAGAGCCTAGGAAAAGAAAACCAAAGGTAAAAAATAATTATTTTACTTCTGAAACTGAGGAAGCTATTCTTAGATATAGAAAGAGTGGTTCTTTAGCGGAAAGAAACAAGATTTATAATCAAGATATCCATTATGGGTTTTATAAATTAGTAGAAAATATTATACATACATTTAAATTCTATTATACAGAGGTTGATAATATTGAGGATTTAAAATATGAGGTTATTTCTTTCCTTCTACAAAAATTAGACCTTTATGATCAGTCAAAAGGTAAGGCGTATTCTTATTTTGGAACTATCGCAAAGAGATATTTGATCATTTATAATCAAAAAAACTATAAAAAACTAGTTTCAAAAGCCGAAATAGGAGAGCAAAATGACGATAATGCTCTTGTAAATAGTATTATTGTTAAAGAACCTGAACCGGAATTGGATAAATTAGAGATTGTCGAGCTATTTATTAAATACGTAGACGATAATCTACTAGAACTTTTTGAAAAGAATGATGAACTTAAAATAGCCGATGCTATACTAGAAATATTCAAAAAAAGAGAAAATATAGACATTTTTAATAAAAAAGCGGTCTTTATTTATGTAAAAGAGATGACAGACGCACAATCTAATACAATAACCAAAGTAATAAAGCGCCTAAAAACTATATATAAACGAATCCTTGACAACTATTTAGAAAATAATGATTACTAAATATTTATTCTAAACCTTTATGGAATTAGATAAAGTCATTTTCAAGGATAAAACCATTTCAGACCTCGTAGAAGAGGTTTATAACAAGCATAAAAATCAAGATAAAACACTACGAGATGAGATTTTGAGGCTAACAGACATGATTGAAACGCCTGGAGATGCTATTGTTATTGTCCCTCTATTGAAAGGATTCTTTGATTCTAGCCTAAAAAACGATGAAGTTCTAATGAAACTACTAACAGTATTTCAAAAAGACTCTGCTGACTCTAAAAAAGAAGGCGCTGAAGATAATGGAGTCCTTACTGAAAAGGATATAGAACAGTTATTTAGTGAAGTTACAACATTAAAAGTTAAAGATCCTAAACAACTACCTAGCGCATAATGGGATACGTATTTGGAAATAAAACAGATTCTGATCTTTCAAAATTAGGAGGTCAATACTTTCAAATAGGTAGAGTTAAATCTATTGTTATGGGTCCTTATATAGGAAATAGCACTCTTCCTACTCCTGATTATAAAAATCCTAGTGATATAGGTAAAATAAAATACGAAATATTATATTCAAGTTTATCTACTTCCAAATCAAATGAAGTATCAGAACCAGCTTGGCCTATATTTAGTTTTATAAAGCAATATCCGGCAGTAAATGAAATAGTATTAATAGTAGCCGGACCTACTGATGGATTAAACGATAATTTTTCTAGACAAAAGTTTTTTTATTTTCCTCCCTATGATATTTGGAATCATGTTAATCACTCTGCTTTTCCTAATATGTCCGAATATGCTAAATTTTTGAATAAATTTTCTAATCAACCTAACTATCAAGGATCGGCTGTTAAAGGACCTAAATTACCTTTAGGATATACTTTACAAGAAAAAGACAACGTAAGAAATTTACAACCTTTTGAAGGAGATACAATACTAGAATCTAGATTTGGACAATCAATAAGATTTGGTAGTACAGTTCCAGTAATGAAAAAAAGTAATAATTGGTCTAATTCTGGAAATAATGGTGATCCTATAACTATTATTGTTAATGGTCAAGGACAAAATAAAACTTTAAGTAAATTTGATCCAATAGTAGAGGATATAAATAAAGATAAATCGTCAATATATTTAACAGCAGGACAAGAAATAAATATAGAAGACTTAACTTTATTTCCTCTTGCATCTTTTAGAACAAGTACGGGTGCTATAATACAAACTCCTATAGAATTAGTAAAACCACCTATATCAGACGAAATAGTTTCTGCACAATTCCAAGATGAAAACGCTAATAAATAATGTTTAAACCAGAATTTCCATATAAAGGTAATCAAATTATAATATCATCAGATAGAGTAACGCTGCATTCTAAAACTGATGCTATATTTTTATTTGGTAAACAAGCCGTTTCATTATCTTCTACAAAAACTATAAATCTTGATGCATTAGAAGGGGTTAAAATAGATTCTCCTAATATAGAATTAGGGCATGAAGCAAAAACATTAGGAGAACCTGTTGTATTAGGAAGAACACTAACTCAAGAATTAAAATCTTTATTAGATTCTATTATGCAGGCAGGTGCAGAATTAAAAAAGGCATCTTCTGAAAATGCTACTTTGGGAGCTACTATGCAAAGTATAGCTGGAGCAGGTAAACTATTATATAATGCTGCTGATACTTTAAAAAATAGATTAGTTGCGGATTCTATTTTGTCTAAAAATACTTTTACAAAATAACAATGCCAGATCGAATAACTCCAAATACAAAAATTAGTGCGCCTACAAATGTGACCGCTAAATTAGATCCTACTATTAAAGCTAAAATGGATACTATAAATAATCCTAGAATAGCAAATCTAGGAAAAGGTATGTTTGGTGGAAATTTAGATATAAATCTAACGTATGCAAAAGGATTAGAAAAAGCAATCGGTCTTACAACATTTTTTATAATTGATGCACAAACAAAAACAGACCAATTATTATATGGAAAATATTCAGTATCTGAAAATGAGATTAATCCAATTAAAAAAGCTTTAGATAAAGGAATAATTAAATTACTTGAAGTAGTTGCCAGTGTTGACTTTTGTAATCTTGTAAACTACGCTATAAATCAAGTACCTGGAGGGAAAAAATTTGATCCTAAAAGTAATCCACCAACAGATTCACTAGGTAAAAAAAAATGGCAAATACAAAAAAAGGCATTTGATATACAAACTTATATAGACGATTATTATAAAAAATATGGAGACGCACAAAATCCTGAAAGTAAATTAGGTCTTTATACTTTAACAAAAGAAATATCTAATATATTTGATTCTTTATTAAGTCCGTCAACAGGTTTAAATGATCCAGATTTAACTAATGCTTTTCCTCAACTATCTATATTTAATAATTTTTTACAAAATTCTTTAGGAGTATTTAATAAATACACAGATATTAGACAAGTTCCTAATTCAGAATTACAAAAAATTATAAGTTATGTAGATAAAATAAGAGGTATTTCTATTGCTATTCAAGGATTAAATTCAGTATCTTCAGTAGTTAGTTTAGCAGATACTTTTACAAATGGTGCAGTTTCTAATGAGATATCTAGACTAAGTCAATTAATACCTATAAATAAACTTATACCTACATTAAAATCTATATTAAAAACAGCTAATAATATTAATTCTATAGGTAGAAAAATTGTAGGGTATATAAATTCAGCACAATTTCTTATTAAGTTAATGATAGGATTAGTTTGGGTATTTAATATAATTAAAGCATTCTTTTTAGCTCTTCCAATACCAAATATTGGAACTAGTGTTGGAGTTACTACAGGTTTTTCTGATAAATTTAATGAGACACTACGTGAGCAAGGTCAAAAAAGATTAATAAGAAGATTAGGACAACTTAACTCAGTATTAAGCTATCTTTCTTTATTTGCTGTAAGTTTAGTAGCGGGAATGGCTAATATTATTGGTAAACTAGAATTAATTTTACTTAATATAGAAAATTGTGATAATGTAGATCCTAGTTTAGCAGAAGAAGTTAAAGACACTATAAATAATTTAGTAGATACAGCAAATTCTTTACAAAAATTTGTTAATGAATATGAAACAAATAAAAATAAATTAAATAATACTTTTGGACAATATCAAATAAAAATAGTTGATGAAGAAATAACTGATCAGGGTGTCGGATTAAAAAGAAGATACGGAGTGGCTTTAGATTTAAATGGTGTTTTATCAGTCCAAACTACTCCAACTTTTGCATCATTAGATCAAATAATAATAAACGAAGTAAAAGTTCTTTTAGTTTCTAAAGGTTTAGTTAATTCAAGTTTAAGTACAATGTCTCTTGATGATATAGCAATAATGAATGATTCACTAAATTATATAGGAGACATAGATATCAATATAAATGATATAGAACTCAGTAGTATTAATTCAGGATTAGATGATGCCGATAATACAGATCCAGATCAAGGCCTTGGTCTTAATGCTTTTGTTAATAATCTACCAGGTGGTAAAGCACTTAAAAGAAGAATTAGAAAGATGATGATTATTCAAAATAAACAATTTTCTACTGATCTAAAGAAGGCAGATCCAAATGGTAAATACACTAGTAATATTATTAAAGAGAAGCAATCAGAAACAAACAAATTAAAAATAGAGGAACTTGAGGCAGAAAAGAAAAAATTAGCTCTTACCCTTGCAGTTAATATAAATCCTGTAATTACAGCAGTTACAATAAAAAAAATAAAAGAAATAGACGACCAAATAAATAAACTTAAAAACGGTTAAAAATAATATTTATAAGATATGGCACAAGTAGAATTATTAAGAAAATTGATCCGAGAAGAACTCCGTGCGGTTCTAAAGGAAGAACTCCCTAAAATGTTAAAGGAGATCAAACAACCAGTTTATGTAGATCAGAAAAAAGCACTACAAGAAGAGGTTAAAACAAAAATACCAGGTACACTTAATACAAATAGATCTAATCCAGTTGCTGGTGTTAAATTTCAAGGAAATAATCCTATGGCAAGTTTATTAAATGAGACAGCTATGAGTATGGTTTCAGAGAATATGATGTCATTTAGTACTGATCATGTTAGTCCAACCATGGCATTCCAACCAGCGGAGGTTAGCGTAGGATCTGTAGAAGGTATGCTTGGAACAGCTAGGGCTAGTTCAAATTTAGATGCAGTACAGATAAATGAAGTACCAGATTTCTCAGGACTTATGTCAAAACTTAAAGCCCAAGGACAAATTTAATGGCATACGGATTAAAAAAAATATCGCCTTTAGACCTTAAACCATCTACCGGAATTGGTGTAAAAATACCATTTTCTACAGACGGAGTATTTTCTTCTGTTTATACAACAAAAGAACAAACAAAATATAATATAATAAACTATCTACTTACAGATCCTAAAGAAAGACCTTTTAATCCTACTTTTGGTGCTGGATTAAGATCTAGATTATTTGAGCAAATAAATCAGGAAGCATTTGAAGATCTAAAGCAGTCCATAACTACTCAGATGGAAAACTATTTTCCGCAAATAAAAATTACTCAATTAGATATTATAGGAGATCCTGATTATAATTCAATAAATATAAAATTTAGTTATCGATTATTAAGATCAAATGAAAATGATTCAGTTATACTGACTATACAAAATATGTAAAAAATGGCTAACGAAA